CGCCTTTCAACAGGCTTTCCAACTCGGACGGAGAACGCAATCTGGTCCCCGCCCAAGTTCAATTCATCTGAAGCAATTCCCTCATCAACATCATTCGCAACATGCACCTCAAAAACGGGGGTAATAGTATCCCCGTCTTCAGGCAGGATCGCCAACGCATCGCGTACCACAATCGCATTGATCTTGCGAGCTTTCCCGTTGGCCTTGTAGTAGGTCACCGGCTCAGCAAAATCACTCGGATTGCAAAACACGTTTTTAGCGTCGGCCTCGATGATGTCGTGAAGGGTCATCGCTTAGGATCGCTTCGATTCGATCTGGACGTAATCGCAAACCACCGAATCGGTATTGGTCGAAGCGGTCTTTTGCAACTGAATGTACGGTTGCAATCCCGAGCTGTAGTTGCTCATGTCGAAGACCGTGCCGGATGCCAATCGCTGACCGTCGCAATAGAACTTGACGTCTTGCTTGCCGCCAGTGAAATCGATCTCAAAAGTCCGGTAGGTCGTGCTCAGGCTCAGCCCAGTTGCAATGTCGTCTCGGTCGATGACGCCATCATCGCTCTCGCAGAGGATCGCATTCGAGCCGATCAAGCGGAAGCTAGCGTGAGCCGCCAAGCTGTCGATCGTGTCGTTTCGAGCCGAGCAAAGACCGAACGCAAGCGAGCTTGCCGCGTTCAGACTTCCGCCAACCTTGACTCGGTAACGGACTTTTTGAACCAGGTCGATATCGAAGTTGAGAACGTCGCTCTTGAAGACGCACACGTTTTGGACTTCGTTTGCACTGTCGAATGCAACGGTCAATTCTCCGTTGATGCCGCCCACGGTGTAGGTAGGTGTGCCGCTTGCGGAAGTGTCGGCAACGTCCCATTGATCCGAGCCAACAGGCGAAGCGAGGAGCGTTTGTGGACCCAACCAGTCTTCGGTGTAGGTCATCAAGAAATCTTGCAGTCCAGCCATAATCGTTTACCTCGTATGATGTTTGATTTTCAGGAAAGCCCCCGAGCAATCGCCCAGGGGCTATGATTCAATCCAGCTTAGGCACTTCGGTTGCCGAAGATGCCTCGATGATCGATGACAGCCGCCGCCATGGTTTGACGGACGTAGTATTGGTAGCTGTCGTTGTCCTTGACCCATTCGCTTTCGAGAACGGGCGATTCTTCACCTTGCAAGAAGGTGATTTCAACGGTATCAACCTGGGCACTGTCCGCAATCGCATACCAGTTGGTTGCGTTGTTGTTGTCCAGCAGTGCAGTAGTAACAACCTGGAGCGGTCGAACGCCGTTGACGCCGTAGATATTGACTACTCCGCTGTTGTTGTTGCTTGCCGCATAGCTTTGGCTGTTGACCAATTCCAACGCGGTGCCGCTGTATCGAAGCGGGACGAGCAACGTGCGAGGGGTCAGGTCCAAAACAACATCGCTGCTGAGGCCCTTTTGCTTGCCCATCAACTCGAAGACCTCGTTGAGGGTCGTCACGCTCGGAGCCGCTGGACTCGTCGCGGTAATGTTCGTTCCGCTTGGGTGGGAAGCGGAGAACAGGCTGAATCCATCGGGCATCGTTGGATTGCTTAGCAAAGCATCGTAGACGATCTTTTCCTGAGTCCGACGAGCCGCGTTCCCATGCATCGCAGGGATTCGAGCCAGGGCATCGAGGTTGTCGTTGATGACGGTTTCCCACGATACCGAGAATTTCTTCCCGTACTTCTCAACATGATAGGACCGCTTGGAATCGGTCACCCGACCTTCAGGATACGGGGACAACTCGGGCACGATCTCCAGGTTTGGAGACTCGCCGATCTGCGTGCGAACGATATCTTTGAAGTCCTCGACGCTTGCCGCTTGACGAGCCCAAAGACTCCAAGTGTACGGGGCTTCATCGTAAGCCGCTCGGAGCGTCTTGTTGGTCGCATCGAACAACAGATTTTGGAAACTGCCGGTCGTGTGGTAAGCCTCAGCCGATCGACGCACTCCAAGACGTTTGAACACCTTTTCGTCTCCGAGTGCCATTCGAGCAACGTCGGCTTTGTTGTATCGCTCAGGATTGATGCCCATGCGACGAACGCACAGTTCCGCCATGCGGTACAAACCAAGGTTAGCGAAGTCCTGCGAACCTTGGACCGCTTGGGCTTGTGCCTTGACGCCGCCGCCACGGTAGAAACGCTGAACCAAACCAGCACCAGCAGCGGCCATGAACTTATCATGTTCCGACTCGGTAACTCGAAGATCGGAGCCTTCAACGGCTCCTCCTAGTGGTTGAGAAGCCATCTTTCGGATGATCCTTTCTTGAGCGATTTCAACGGTAACGCTTTCATCCTCAATCAGCTCATCGGCGAAACTTCGCTCCAGCTTCGCCAGCTTGCAATGATTCAGGATCGTGCTGCGACGCACTTTCTCGGCTTGAAGTTGTCTCGCGACTTCTTCTTTGATCTTGTCTTGAGAATCGACAGCAGCAGCCTCCATCGCTGGATCCGCACGCTTCATTTCTTCGCTCATCTTGTCGTCCATGTTTTCCATGTTTTCGACTTCGCCCATCGGCGTTTGCTCCGAGGATTCCTCCTCCACTGATCCGCTCAGCTTTCCAGCCAAAAACGTAATGATTGAACTTGGATCGGACATACCTTCAGGCACGCCGAGTCCTTTCAGAGTTGCCATCAGCGACTCGTCCATTCTCGAAACCCCTTCCCGGTCTGCCGACCGACGAACTGTAGAATTAGGATCTGCACCCGTTGCACAGATACTCGCGTTGTGTGGTTCCCATTTCGTGACAATCTCAGCCGGTCCCTCGATGACTTCGCCCCGCGATGTCGTGTAGCTCTGGCCTTGAGGGACTAGCTGACGCTCCAAGATGACTGCATCGATCGAGAAGTCGTTTAGATGCCCCTCTGCGTACCGAGTCGCGACAACTTGCGATTCATCGTCTGTTGCGAACTCAGCCGAGCCGATCATTTGCCCGTCTTCAATCGTGATTCCTCGAATCGAGCCGAAGACGTTCCGAACGGTCTTATCGTTGTGGCTATCAACGATGGGAAGCTGCTTCTTCCCGTTGCGGAAAACAGCCCCGTCCATGAGCAAGACCTGTTTGATCCATCCTCGCTGCTGATCGTAGATTTCAATCGGAGTCTCGGTAGCGATGACAGCCTTGCCATCTTTGACGATCCCGAATTGACGATGGATCTTTTCAACTTCTGCAATTCGTTCCACGTTGTCTCTTGATTCCATTTGACGCTTTACCTTTGCTGACCAAGATTTCCCAGCATCGCCGCCCCATAGAGCCCATGCGATCCGACCCGCCGATGGGAATCCCTTTTCGCCGGGACTCCATCCCTCCCCCTGCTTGTCAACTTCGTGACGTGCAAAGTAGCTGACCATTCGCCCGATCGTGTCCGGGCTCAGCTGGTCACCGTTGGCGATGTCCCTAGCTCTAGACCAGCCAACCGGAGTTCCGCCCCTGCCGAATTCGCGACGCCATTCGAGCCCCTTGCGGGCTTCTTCCCTGGCCCCTGCTGGCGGTGTAAAGTCGATGCCGTCATACTTGGCACGCTCTACCGCATCAGCTAGCCGCTTGCGTCGATCTGCATTGACCGCTGCGAGACTAGGCATTGACCGCCTCGCTTTCGGGTTGGGGTTGCTCGATCGCTACAGGCTGACCGCTTTGAGCCGCCGAAACCTGAAGCTGCTTTTCCTCGTTGGTCAGCAAGCCAAGTTTCTTGCGTAGCTTGTCCTCTTTGGCACGCTGATAGAAGACCTGTCGGAACGATCGACCCCTTGAGCCGAGCACGTTGGCGTAGGTGTCTGTGAAGCTATTGAGAGCCATTTCCGAGGCTGTTTGCTCTGACTGAGGATCGACCCATTCCCATTCGGGGGTCTGCCATTCAACCGGGGCATATCGCCGACGATCGCTTAGGAGCTCCTCTGACGTAGGGAAACCAGGCAGAGCCGAGATAGCCGCCGAGTTAAAAAACTCGTCCCAGATGGGCTGTAGCATGTGCCTAATCAGGTATTGTTGCCAGCAGCGGAAACGCCGCCTGTCTTCCAGTTGGCTTGTCCTACTCGACGAGTACGAAGTCTGGCTGTAGTCCCTTGCGACCACCTCATAAGAAAGCCCGGTCCCGACCGCGATCCCCCGGAGGATTAGCTGAATCCAATCCTTCGCCCCGGTGTTGGGCCTGCCAGGGTTAAGTCCCTCGACGCTTTCGCCTGGGTTCAGCTCCATGATCATTCCCGGCTCGATGTATCGCTCACGATTTCCCGCTTTGTCGAAGCCATCCCCGCCATCCGGATCGGTCAGGTTTCCGATGGGTGTCTCTGTCTTGATCGCCACGGTAAAGCATGACGCAACCGCCGAGGCTTGTAGCTCATTGTCAACGTAGGTGCCAAGATCGCGAATCCAAGACAACGCAGGAGCGAACCAAGAAACGCCGCGAGTTTGTCCGACCCGCTCCCTACGGAACAGGTGAAGGATCTCGTTAGCCGGTACTCGCTCGGGAGTCCGGGTGAAAGCGTAGGGTTGCAATGGGTGATCTTTGTAGATCCAGTAGGCTACAGGTTTGCCAAGCTCATCGACCTCGACCCCGCGAACGATTCGATTCGAGTTGACTGGGCTTATGCCGCTTGCGTATGTGTCCTTGTCGCCTGCCAGCCGGTCAGCTTCGATGATTTCAAGAGCAAGCGGGACAGGTCTGTAGATCCCAC